TACAAGACGTGGCAAAGCGCGAAGATCGGCAGAGATATAAACCCTCAAAAGCTTATATCAATGCTTATAGAGGCGGGCGCGGCAAAGGTGACGATTAACAGTCCGACAGATACGCGAGTTATGCCGGAGGAAGTGGCATATTGCAGCGGAACGACGTTGGAATATAAAGGCTATGTAGAAGAATGATGATTGAAAATAGAATAATCGGCGGGCGTTTATAGGGGTTTTAACACCCTTTTAAACGCCTGTTTTGTGTAAAGGGTGAAGAATATGAGCGAAACAAAACAACGGCTTGCAGAGGTAAACGCGGCAATTTCCGCGATCCTTGCGGGCGGACAGTCGTATAAAATCGGTACAAGATCGCTGACGCGTGCAGACTTATCCATGCTGTACCAAATGCGCAACGAGATCGCAGCGGAGGCGGAGCAGGAGGACAGCCCCGTCATAGGGCGCAGAGCGGCGGCGGTAGTATTTGACAAACGATGAAGTATATAACGAATAAGGGCGATACATTTGACAGCATAGCGTTCGCGGCATACGGTGACGAGGAGCTGATCACGCAGCTTATAGCCGCAAATCCTCAATACACCGAAACGGCAGTATTTGACTATGGCGTGCCACTCGAAATACCGGATATAGACAAGACGGACAGCGACGTGTATTTGCCCCCGTGGAGGCAGTGAGAGAATGACGACGACACTAACAGGACCCGACGGCACAACGGTTGTAACTGACGCGACAATCGTATTTGAGCCGATAACGCGCCGCCCGACAATAGAGCAGACGCGACGCGCGGAGGCGTATATCGGCATTAACGGCGTGAACATCTGGGGCAGCATAAAAGAATACGTCACGGAAATCGAGTATACAGATGTTGCCGACGGCGAAACAGATAGCTTTGATCTGACGCTCGTAGACACGGAAAAACACTGGGTAAGTGACTGGCTTATCGATAAGGGGACACAATTAGAGGCAAAAATAAAATTGCTGAACTGGATCGAGCCAAACGACGAATTGTGGATAGATTGCGGCACGTTCCTGTGTGACGCGCTGAAAGTCCGCGGGCTGCCGTTCACGGCGACAATACAATCCCTTGCGCTGCCGCTCAACGGCACCGAACACACACAAAAATGGGAAAGTATATCGATTTCGGCAATTGCGAATGAAATTTGCTACCGTTTGGGCTGCGAGTTGAAATATTACGCCTCGGACGTAACGCTGAAATCACGGCAGCAGTCACGGCAAAAAGATATTGATTTTTTGTTTAGGTTGTGCGATGAATACGGCTTAGGCATGAAAGTGTATAGAAACAGCGTAGTAATATTTAACCGTGAGGAGCAGGACGCAGCGGACGCGGTGGATACCTTTGATATATCGGAATTTTTGAGTGATGAAGCGCAGTTTTTCAGCCTTGAAGATAACGAAGAAGGGACATTTACAGGCGTGCAATGCACATATAAGCCGGACGAAAGCGACGACGAAATCACCTACACATATGGCACAGATGAGCGAATGATAATATTAAGCACCTCGGCGAACTCGGCAGCAGAGGCGGAATTAAAAGGCAAAGCCGCGCTATATAATGCAAATATAGAGGCGGTAAAACTGAAAATTTCCGCGCTCGGAGGCATGAAACCGATATACGCCGGAAGTAATTATTATATTACGGGGCTTGGAGGATATAGCGGTAAATATGCTATTGAGAGAGTGACGCACACGATCTCGGGTGAAAAATCCTACAGAATAAGCATAGAGGCGCACGCCGTAGCACTCGAAAAAGACGGAGGCGCAAGCGTGATTGTATACGGTGAAAGCAGCTATACAGCAACGCCGTCAAGCTCATCGTCCTCGTCGTCAAGTATATCCGGCGGAAGTCTGTCATATGATCTTGACGGATCATCATCGACAACATCAAGCGGAGCGTCGGAGATAAGCGAGCTGATCAATAGGCTGACGGGCGGCAGCGGCGGCAGCAGCGGCGGAGGCGGCGCAGGCGCGGCGGTCAACTTGTCGAACGCCCCGCTGTATATATCAAGCGACGCAGAAAGCCCCGTGCGATATATCAGCGGCACATATTATTTATATGACGGCAAGAGTTTCAGCGGGCGTTATAGGATATGTGGCGAGGGCGACGCGGGCAAGACACCAGTCGGCGAATATGTAATAGGCTACGTGGACGGTAGCTATATTTAAGGAGTGGCACATGGGAATTTTAAAATATATATCCCCGAAATGGGCGTATAAGCGCGAGGCATGGCGGCAGGCGCACGAAATACAACGCCGCTCATACGACGCGGGAACATATGAGCGGCTAAACCGCAACTGGCACGCCTCAAATCAGAGCGCGGAGGCGACAGACAAAAACTATCGCGATATAGTGCGCGCGAGATCGCGCGACCTTGAACGCAACAGCGACATCATGAACGCTAATATTTTACCATGGATCAGAAACGTTGTCGGGAAAGGCTTTACACTTGAAGCGCAGACGGCGGACGCTGCACTGAATGAAGAAATTGAAAAGTTGTGGGAGAAATGGAGCAAAAAGGATAATTGCGACGTAACCGGAACACAATCGATTTCCGAAATGGCAAGAATGGCAGTGCGACGCAAAAAGGTTGACGGCGGCGCTATGTTCATTAAATGCCATACAAGCGGCGGCATTATCCCGTTTAAGTTACAGGCGATAGAGGTCGATGAACTCGACACGGCGCAATTTGCGCCGCGCACCGCAGGAAACAGAGTTGTCGGCGGCGTGGAATACAACAGCTATAATAAGGCGGTCGGGTACTGGATAAGAGAGTACGACATAGAGGGCTACACGTCAATGTCTGCGCGATATGTCCCCGCCGAAAACGTTATATTTATGTTTTCGAAAACTCGCCCGTCGCAGATCCGCGAAATGCCGGAAATGGCGGCGACGATAAGCCGAATTAAGGAAACAAACGGCTATATCGAGGCGGCAAGCGTGAAAGAACGAATAGCGGCGTGTTTATCCGTGTTTATCAAAAAGGCTTTGCCGTCGGGCGGTCTGGGCGTATCGGCGCAGAGCGGAAAGAAAAAAGATTATAACGAAATAGAATTAACGCCGGGGCTTGTTACGGATTTGAACGCCGGGGACGATCTGCAAGTCGTAAACCCCGGAGCGTCTGCGACGGACGGCAGCTCGTTTGTGAAACTTATGTCGCGGCTTATAAGTGCGGGACAGGGCGTGAGTTATGAGGCGGCAAGCCGCGATCTATCAGAAGCCAACTACAGCAGCGCAAGGCAAGCAATGATCGAGGACGAGGAAGTTTTTGAGCCGGAACAGGTGAAACTGCTTGACGAATTTTATGACGAAATTTACAAAGAATTTTTGACGTCTGCGATACTGGCGGGCGTGCTAAAAGTCGGATCCGATTACTGGAGCGATCCCGACAAATACACGGCGCACGAATGGAACAAAAAACCAAAGAAGTGGATAGATCCATACAAGGAGGCAAACGCAAATAAAGTGTCCCTTGACAGCGGTCAAAAAACACTTGCTGACATCTGGTCGGAGCAAGGCAAAGACTACAAAACTGTACTTGACGAGATGAAGAAAATACAAGCATATGCGGCGGAAATTGGGTTAAAAACCTCGCTGCCGTACATGGGAGGGGGTGAAGAAATCAATGGAGGACAAAAGGAGATTTGACGGCATACAGCAACGCGAAATTGACATTGACGCAAGCGGGCTGCGCGTACTTGATGAAGATAAGCGAATTGTTGAACTGTCGTTTTCCTCTGAAACGCCTGTCGAACGTTGGGGCGCTTATGAGGTATTGAGCCACAAAAAGGACGCTGTAATGCTCGAAAGGATCAATACAACAGGGTGTTTGTTATACAACCATGATCGCGACAAAGTTGTCGGGAAGATCCTAAAAGCCGAAGTCAAAAATAAACGCGGAATTGCACGGGTACAATTTGACGACGACGCGGAAAGCCTTGTATATTATGATAAGGTGAAAAGCGGCACATTAAGAAGTACGTCAGTCGGCTACGTGGTACACAGTCAGACACGGACAGCAACAGGCAAGGGCGAAACTTTACAAGTGACGTACACGGCGACAAAGTGGGAACCATTAGAAATATCTATTGTTTCCGTCCCCGCGGACATCACCGTTGGCGTCGGGCGATCAATGGAGCAGGAGCAGGCAAGCGGGCATATGAAAAACTATCGTGATTATCAAATTAAGATAAATCAAAATTTAATTAATGCAAGGAGGATAAAAGATTGAACGCATTAGAAAAAGCATTAAGCAGACAGCGCGAGATCACGGGGGCGGCGAAAGCTGAAAACCGCGATTTAACAGAAGATGAACGCCGCGAATT